TCAAGCAGAACCTGCTGGAACCACAGGATCTGACCTGCGTGGCGTGGGTGTTAATCCAGCTGACTTTGAAGGCGACATTGCCACTGGCGAAGAAATGGCTGGCCTGGGCGAACCTGGCACTGCTGGCGCACCGCCACCGGCAGCAGGAGGTGCACCAGGAGCACAACCCGGAGCCGCAGTAGCTCCAGCAACACCACCTCCGGCATAAATATCCGTATGATATTAAACGAACTTTATCAACGTGAACCTGGTGCATATCAGGATTTACAATCAGACAACACCCAGCCTCGTCTAGGTGATCTGCGTAAAACCAAGCTGACTCTGCGCCAGCTCAACAAGCTGCGCAAGATGCAAGATGTGCGTGAATACGAGTTTAAAGAAAAACTCAAACGAGTCAAAGTCATGTACGCTCCTCCGGCTCAGCCTGTAGTCTAACAACTTCTGTGCATTGTTAACAGATTTTTAATAAAACCACCAAAAAACCACCGTTAACTAGTAAGATTATTTCATTATATGTAAATATCTTACAGAGCCATTACATCGGAGGGTCCTCATGAATAAGTTTGAACAACTAATTGAATACGTCATTAATGATGACGAAGCAAAAGCACGTGAGCTGTTCCATGACATCGTTGTGGAAAAAAGCCGTACCATCTATGAAGAAATGATGGCAGCAGACGAAGAACTTGAAGAAGCTGCTGATGAAGAAATTGAAGAAGGCACCGAAGAAGAATTAGAAGAAGACATGGAAGAAGGCATGGGCGGTGACCAAGCCGACAACCTAATCAACGACATCGAAACTGAAGAATCTGGCGTTTCTATGGAAGGCGAAGAAGAAGTAGAAATGGATGCTGATTTCGGCGATGAAGAAAGTGACGCAGGTTTAGAAGACCGTGTTGTTGATCTCGAAGACAAGCTGGACGAACTCATGGCTGAATTTGAAAGCCTAATGGGTGACGAAGGTGGCGACGAAGAAATGGACGCAGATATGGACATGGAAGTCGGCGACGACATGGACAGCGAAGAAGTGGTTGACGACGAAATGGAAACAGAAGGTTTCATGGAAGCTGTTGATCTTAAAGCTGCTCCAAAGCCAGTTACCGCAGAAGAAGGCGGCGTTAACAAAAAATCAACTGTAGCTGCCAACAGTGGCGCGAAAGGTGCTATTGCCAAGCCAGTCTCAATGACCGGCGACACAGCACACGGTCGTACTGCTCCTACTGCCAAAGACATGGGCAGCACAACACAGCCAAACGTAAAACCTGCTACTAAGCCACACTTGGCTCAGGCCTCGGGTGTCAATACCAAGTCTGTGATCCAATAAGGACAACTGGTAAATGGCTCTTTACCTAAGAGAAAACTTGACTTTCGACGCTGCCCGCATGGTTGTGGAAGGCGTCGAAGGCAAGGATCTTTACATGAAAGGTATCTGCATTCAGGGTGGTGTGAAAAATGCCAATGAGCGTGTGTACCCTGTTTCAGAAATAGAGCGTGCTGTTGGCACTCTTATGGAACAGATCAAATCCGGAAGTTCGGTTCTTGGCGAACTGGATCACCCCGACGATTTGAAAATCAACTTAGACCGCGTTTGTATCAACATGATAGAAATGTGGATGGACGGACCCAACGGCTTCGGCAAAATGAAAATATTGCCAACACCCATGGGAAATCTCGTCCGAACACTGCTGGAAAGCGGTGTGAAATTGGGAGTTTCGAGCCGAGGTAGCGGTAACGTTAACGAAGCAAACGGACATGTCAGTGACTTTGAAATAGTCACTGTGGATGTGGTTGCCCAACCATCGGCACCTAATGCATATCCAAAAGCCATCTATGAAGGCTTGTTGAATATGCGCCATGGACATCGCATGCTAGAAATGGCACGCGAAGCTGGGTCAGGCAACAAGGTACAGAGATATTTGAAAGAGGAACTAAAACGCCTCATCAAAGATCTCAAAATCTAGGAGAAATAGATGTTTGATGCTATTAAACCACTGCTAGATAGCGGACTCATTAACGAGGACGTAGGTCAAGAACTCAACGAAGCTTGGGAACAGAAACTTACAGAAGCTCGCGAACAAGTACGTGCAGAACTTAGAGAAGAGTTTGCACAACGCTATGAGCATGACAAAACAGTAATGGTGGAAGCCCTAGATCGCATGGTAACAGAAGGTCTCACAGCAGAGATCGAAGCAGTGAAAGCTGAAAAGCAAGCACTGGCCGAAGATCGTGTCCGATTCCAAAGCAAGATGAAAGAAAGCAGCACAAAGTTCAACGACTTTATGGTTTCTAAACTTGCAGAAGAAATTGGCGAACTGCGTAAAGATCGCAAGATGCACTCAGAAGGACTTCAGAAGTTAGAGAAGTTTATTGTTGGTGCATTGGCTGAAGAAATCATGGAATTCGCTAAAGACAAGCGCGATGTCGTAGAGACAAAGGTTCGTCTAGTTCGTGAAGCCCGTGGACAGTTGGAAGCTCTCAAGGCACGTTTTGTGTCCGAAAGTGCTGCCAAACTGGGTCAGTCTGTTAGCAAGCATCTTAAAGCTGAACTTAATCAACTGCACGAAGACATCAAGGTTGCTCGCGAGAACAATTTTGGTCGTAAGATTTTTGAAGCCTACGCAGCTGAGTTTGGCTCGACATACTTGAATGAGAATGCCGAGATCCGCAAACTGAGTTCGTTGGTGACTCGCAAAAATCAGCAGCTTGAAGAAGCCACTAGAATCGTCGAGAAGTCAAAGCAACTCGTTGAATCAAAAGAGAAAGAAATTCGTATTATCAAGGAATCCAATCAGCGTACAGCTACCATGGACGAATTGCTTGCACCTCTCAATGAAGAGAAGCAGGAAGTAATGCGTAATTTGTTAGAAAGCGTTCAAACTACCCGTTTGAAAGGTGCTTTCGAAAAGTATCTACCAGCTGTACTGAATGACGCTGCTCCAAAACAACGTAAAGTTGTCACAGAAAGTGTTCGTGAAGTAACTGGTGATAAAACCGTCAAGGCCGCAGAAGAAGAAGACCGTTCCAACGTGATCGACATCAAGCGCCTGGCAGGTCTTTAATTAAAGGAGACTTAAATGTCACAAGCACTATTAGAAGGCCGTTGGGACGAAACCAAAGAAGCCCTTATGGAAGGTCTGAAAGGCAGCCGTCGCAACACAATGAGTGTTATCTTAGAAAACACTCGCAAGTACTTGAAAGAAAACGCAAGTGCTGGTTCAACAGTTTCAGGCAACATTGCTACACTAAACCGTGTAATTCTGCCTGTAATCCGACGTGTTATGCCAACTGTTATCGCTAACGAGTTGGTGGGCGTTCAGCCAATGACAGGTCCAGTTGGACAGATTCACACTCTGCGTGTACGTTATGCAAGCACAATGACAGACCAATCAGCAGCAGCAACGTCAGTTGTAGCTGGTGAAGAAGCCTTGTCACCATTCAAGATCGCCACTGCTTACTCAGCCGGCGCTCGTGGTGCTGATAACGCAGCAACAACACAAACTGCTGCACAGGGTTATTCCGGTGCACAAACAGCAACACTTGAAGGCAATGGCGGACGTCAAATCTCTGTACAGATCCTGAAGCAAGCTGTTGAAGCAAAAACACGTAAGTTACAAGCTCGTTGGACATTTGAAGCAGCTCAAGACGCACAAGCCATGCATGGTATTGACGTTGAAGCAGAAATCATGGCTGCACTGGCTCAAGAAATTACAGCTGAAATTGACCAGGAAATCCTATTGAGCCTACGCTCATTGGCCACAACTGAGTTCACATACAACCAAGCTACTGTATCAGGTACTGCTACATTCGTTGGTGACGAACACGCTGCTTTAGCTGTTCTAATCAACCGCGTTGCTAACTTGATCGCCCAACGTACACGTCGTGGCGCAGGTAACTGGGCTGTTGTTTCCCCAGCTTCATTGACTGTTCTTCAGTCAGCAACAACTTCAGCATTTGCACGTACCACAGAAGGTACATTCGAAGCACCTACAAACACTAAGTTTGTTGGTACCCTGAACGGTGCAATGCGTGTGTTCGTTGACAGCTACGCTAGTGATAGCACACCTGTTCTAGTTGGTTATAAGGGTTCGAGCGAAGCTGATGCAGCAGCGTTCTATTGCCCATATATTCCTCTGATGAGCAGCGGTGTTGTTCTTGATCCGTCAACATTCGAACCAGTCGTGTCATTTATGACACGTTACGGGTACATAGAATTGACGAACACGGCTAGCAGTTTCGGCAACGCCGGAGACTACGTGGGCGAGATCGCAGTTTCCAATTTGTCATTCAGCTAATCCATTTAGTTGTTTTTCAATATCAAAAAACCTGCTTCGGCAG